GGAGTAGACATGGAGTATGAATATTTCCTGAGTGCTAGGACGGCTTGGCCAGCTGAGTTTGCGGACGCTGTCCACAAAGAAATCGTTTCATTGTCCGATAATGATTTTGCTGTGGCTCACGATCCACAGTTTACGCCTATTCAGGATGTGCAATTTGGGTTATGGGAGAGGATTAGCGCTTATAGGCAAGGCGCGATCACCGCTACCGAAGTGGTGAGTGGGGTAGGTGGTTTACATGGCCACCTACCCTGTGGGGAGGATTTTTGACACCCCTCTACACTGTAGGGGCTGTCTGTTCCGAGGCGAGAGGTCTGAAGAAGGTAACCAAGGGATGGATAGAACCGCAGGTAGGGGGGTGTCACGGGGTCAGGAGACGGTTGACTGCATTGGGCAAACCCCGGTTCATTAGGCAGTATACCAACAGTCGCATTTACATTCACGGTAATTGTAACTGTAATCAAACGTGTGCGATAGTCAATAGGCTATTAAGCCCTAAATATAAGCCAGACATGAAATATGTTGAGCAATTCAAGTGGATGGGTGTTGCAATCGCCGCCGCTCTTGATGTCGAAAGAATGGAATTTTCCAAATTCATCGAACGATTTAGCGGGGGTAAGAGGCGCGCCTACGAGCGTGGACATGTTCAATATGTTAGAATAGGAGTACAAGGCAAAGATTATATTATGGGCTTGCACTGCAAAGCTGACAAGCTTATTTACTCAAAGGATCCTCGCACGATTCTGTCACGACCACCAATATACAACCTAGCCTTGGGAACTTTTATCTCCCCGATAGAGCATTTGCTTAGCAAATTATCTATTGAGAAGATATTCAAAAATATAAAATCTAGAGGCAAGTTCATATTTAAAGGGTTGACTCCTGTGCAACAAGCGAACCTGGCCATAAAGAAATGGTCTAGGGTACCACGTCCGCGTGGTATAGGTTGTGATGCATCCCGGTTTGACATGAGTTGTGATTTGGAGGTAATCCAGCTAATTGAGTTTACAGTGTATATATTAGCATACGTAGGGAATAAGGAGTTAGTGGAGCTCCTACTAGCACAGTTGAATGGGCTAGGGTACACCACCGACGGGCGAAAATTCACTGCACCGGCGAGACATAGCGGTTGCTCTAATACTGGTATCGGAAATAGTATAATAATGATGTGTATGATTATTTCATTCTTCTTCGTTTATGAAGCTGTCTTTCCCATTTGGGAAGGATGGTGTAATGGCGATGACGCTAACGTGGTTGTTAGTGCGGAATGTGAAGAGTTGTTCAGATCGTTGTTCCCGCTCCACTGCAAAAAGTGGGGTTTTGATATGGTTTTGGAGCCTACTGCTTACCATCCATTTGAGATGGAGTTTTGCCAGTGTAAGATAGTGCAATTGGACAGCAAGAATTATATGTATGTTAGGAATCCTGAGAGGGTTCTTACTAACGTTATGTCCACCTCGGAACACAACATGACCGAAAAGCGGTTTCTTGAAATATTGTGGTCAACTGGTTTATGCGAATTGCATTTAAACAGTGGCGTACCAGTATTGCAGGAAGCGGCTCTTTGGATGATACGCAATGGGTATGCGGTTTCTGACGAGCGTTTTGCGGAGCTAGTACCGGCACTGAGTTATCGGTACTCGGGAATACAGAAGCATCATAGCAAGGTCAGAGCCATCCAGCCCGTAGCTAGAGTATCATTTGAGCAGGCTTGGGGAGTCAGCGTTGTTGAACAGAGGTATTTGGAGCGTAAATTTAGTGAGAACAATTTTAAGGTCGGTTGTGTAATACGTGTAGAGGCCCCCAGTGACCCTGGGGGCGAAGGAAAATACACTGAAGTTATACATACACGATATACAACCTACTAATGTACGGTAACTACTGCGGAGTTTACTGGTCGGATGGAAAATTCCAATCGTCAGTAGCCGACGGAGCTAGTATACCAGTAGATGCACTAGATAAAGCCTGCCGATCACACGACACGGTATTTGCGAAGAAAGGAGATATAAGAGCGGCTAACAAGGAGTTTATAGATACGCTAGTGAAACTGGGCACACCAAGAGCAATTGCATACGCTTTTATCGTGAAGGCCACAGGATTCGGAGAGACTCGATTTAGACAGCAAGGCAAGCAAATCGAGCCCACCAAAATTTTCTCTAAAAGGATGCGCGGTGACACACCTTGGGGTACTGTACCTGGGTACCAACCCGAAATTGGTCCCGTCTATCAACCCGTTGGTATTATCAACCCATTAACAGGTAATTTGCCTGGTTTTGCGGAAAATACTACCGACTGGCGGTTAGCCGGTGAGACAGAAACTAGTAGGGCTACACAGCCCTCGTCTTATGTCAATAATACAAACGGTACTGATTACTGTGCAGTTGCAGAGGGAAGTTCGCTGTCGACATCCGGGGGCTCTCCTAGTGGTTTACCCACCTTGGGGCCCCCGAATGAAATGACAAACAACAACTCACGACAACAATCCCGAGAAACCGATAGAGGCCATAAAAGCGAGCAAATATTAAGATTCAAAAGCTACAAGATGCCCCCAAAACAACAAAAGCAGAAAATGCAGCAGAAACAGAGATCTGCCCCCAAACCCAGCAAACCTCAGAGACGGTCTGCGCCAGTAGCCGTCTCAGAGATGACCGTGACAAACCCACCACAAGTGCAGTATTCAAGCAACGGAAGTGGTTCAGTAAGAGTGGTTCACCGAGAATATCTCGGAGAGTTGACCTCTGTTTCTGCGACTATATACGAAGTTTTGAAAACCTTACCACTAAACCCTGGGTCATCCGTCACATTCC